TTATGGCGACCAGACTAGATGGTTTATGGGTGAGGTTGTCAATGTAAAGGACGACCCAGAGAAATTGGGTAGAGTCAGGGTTAGGGTTTTCGGTGTATATGATGAAATTCCTGACGAAGACCTGCCTTGGGCCCAGATAGTTGTACCTGTCACTACGGGTATCCATAAGGGACAGGGTCAGAACCTAGGTATCCTAAAGGGTACACAAGTGTTCGGTATGTTCCTTGACGGGAAGAACTCTCAGTTGCCTATGGTGATTGGCACTGTACCCAAAACAGGGGATACGAACGAGAAGGCAAAGGAGAACTACCCTCTCAATAAGGTATACGAGACAGAGACCGGACATTATAAAGAGTATGATGATACGCCTGGCGCTGAACGTATCAAAGAAAAGCATAAAGGGGGTGCGTACTATGAAATGGATAAGGATGGTAATATCTCCATATATGTACCCGCAAATGGGGATAAACCAGTCTCTATAAATTTAACTGTGGGTGGAAGTCACGGTAAGGTTTCGGTGTCTGCTAATACAGTAAACATTAATGGTAGCGAATTTATAACACTAAACTCGGGCGGATAATGTCTAATGGCTGATTCAGAAGAGTTTCCGGTAGTAGATACACCGGTATTACAGATTAAACCACCTAATCCAATAGCGTCAGTATCTTCGGTCAGTAAAGGACAGTTAGATGTATTAAAAACCTTGAGCGTGTTAGCGGTAGATCAACTTTCCATATTAGAATTAGGAATTGAGATACCGTGCGAGGGTGGATTCCCTCCTACTCGTGCGGACATTGTCAAAGAGTTTAATAAGTTATCTAACATCCCAACGCAATTAAGACAAAATATAATCGACCTTAAAGATCAATTCGTCGACGAGGTTGATGCTGAAGCACAAGAGCTTATAGATCAATTACAAGATATTATTACCGAAGTAGAAACTACTATTGAACAGGTATCAGATTTACTTGCTCCGTATTGGGACAAAGAAGGGAAGATTCGAAATTGGGAAAAGGAGGCGGACGATGCCTTCAATGAATTGATTCAAGATTATCAATTATTCATCCCAGTCAAGATCGCGGAACTAATATCTAAACTGTTACCGGTTGACTTCAATTTGAATATAATGGGGATTGAAATAAACCTTTTAGAAATATTCACTGACGAAGAACAGGCCCGAATCAAACTACAGATTGAAGAAAGACTTGACGAACTATATCTATTAATTCCAGAACCTCTCCGGTCATGGGATGGTACGTACGGTGTAAAGTGCCGCGAGTGGAAAGCGAAAATCACTTGGCAATATATCAAGTCTGAAATGATGAATGCGGTTACCAATCTGGTGTGGGATCTGTTTAACAAACTCATCAAAAAATTTAAAGAGATTTGGGACGCATTAGGATTACCTTCACTCCCAGACCTATTGAACTTTGATATCAATGAATGGATAGATTCTACTATCAAACAGATAGAGGATGAAGTTAAAGATAAGATTGCCGAAGTCAATCAACAAATAGAACGAGTTGAAGGATTCTTCGAAGGCATGTCGGAACCCGACCTAGATGCTGAGAAGGCTAAACTTCAAGGTAAGGGTTATGCGATGATTGCTGACCAATTGAAAGAAATAGAAATTCTTGGTTTCAACGTATATGATGATATCATAGGCGGTGACATGGAAGGAAAAGTTAAATCCGCAGAGCAAGATATTGATAACTTCAAGAAAGGTGCTCGCGACTTTGCGCTTAACTGGCAATGGCATTTATTGAGTATATGGATAAAAAAGATTAAAAAATTCCTTGATGCCATCGGACTCGGTAAGTTGTTAGAACTATTAACGCTAAGTTTTTGTGATGTTTTGGAATTACTCGGCATTCCTACCAAGATTGAGATTGTTGCGCCTTAGCAAACTGTATAAATACTACAAAAAGAGTTGGAAGCCCATGTCAGTTAAAAAACTCACATCAATAGAAGATGGCAATCTTACCACTCGACCAATCACGAGTTCTATTCAAAAGAAAAACTCGGATATCGATTGTTCGTTTACGGTGAAACCATCTGGAGATATATACAAGAAGACGGAGGCCTCCTCTGTGGCTCAGTCTGTCAAGAATCTTTTGTTGTGTAACAGAGGGTCTAAACCTTTTGCTCCGTCATTTGGAGCGAACTTGGAAGGTATGTTATTTGAGTTAGGTGATGAGTTTGACGACGATAATATCAAATCGATGGTACGCAACGCTATTAATAATTACGAACCACGAGCGAAACTACAAAGGGTCGTTAGTAAATTTTCACCCGATTATAACTCTTTAGATTTAACAATCACCTTTCAGGTTATCAGTACATTAGAGCAGGTAAGTTTGAACGTGAATATTGCGAGGATACGCTAAATGCCTATATCAACGTCGGATCTCGATTTTGTAAACATTAAAAATAAACTGAAGACCTACTACAAGCAAAGTGGTGAGTTTACTGATTATGACTTTGAAGCGTCTGGACTATCTAGCATACTAGATGTTCTCGCTTATAACACTCATGTGAATGGTCTGATTGCTAATATGGCTATCAATGAGTCATTCATCACTACGGCACAACTTCGTACTTCGGTGGTTAACCATGCGGAACTTTTAGGGTATGTACCTAAATCTCGAACTGCGTCATCTGCTGAAGTTAAAATATCAGTAGTTATTCCCAACGGGCCTGATATTATATCCTTACCGAAAGGTACAGAATTATTTGCTCAGTATGATGATATACTATATTCATTTAAAACGCCCAGCGAATATACTTCTAGAAAGTCAGGTGACCAGTATATATTCCAGACGGCAGCAGGTAGTGAACTTATAACCGTTTATGAAGGTGAAATTAAAACTAAGAACTTCTTAGTAGGTAACGCTTCTGACGATAACGTATATGTTATTGAAGACGCAACGATTGATACAGACAGTATGGAAGTCCAAGTGTTTAGCGACTGGACTGGTGTAGATAGTTTAAATTACACTAATATTGACAAAGTATCTACTATTGATAGAAATTCTCACATCTTTATGTTGCGTGAGTCATCCAATGGGTTCTATGAGATTTATTTTGGTGGTGGTAGAATCCTAGGCAGTAGTCCTATTGCGGGTAACCGTATACAAATAAAGTACCGTTCCTCACGAGGGGCGGAACCTAATGGTGCGTCTGTATTCTCTACGGCACAAATTAGTTACTTGAGTAACTTTTACTCAGTTAATGTTACCACGATTACTCCAGCTAATGGAGGTTCTGCAAGAGAAACTACTTCGTCAATTAAGTTGAACGCACCTCGTGGGTTTACTTCACAGCAAAGATTGGTTACTGCGAATGACTATAGTACATTAATATCCCAGAAATTTTCACCTTTTATCAAGGATGTTTTCTGTTGGGGTGGTAACGATAACGAACCTCCACAGTACGGTAAGGTATTTGTAAGTCTTAATTTTATTGACGGTATCAGTGAGTTTGCTCAAGAAACTGTTAAGGGTAGTATTAAAGACAACTTAACTTCTAAGTTATCTATTATGTCTATCGACACTGAGTTTGTTGACCCAGAAACCACATACCTCGAATTGCGCACAGTTTTCCAAGTAGACCAGACCAAAAACATTTCTTCTGTCGAAACTCTTCAAGCATTGGTGAATGTCATCGTAGATGACTTTGTGTCAGCTAATTTAGAGAAGTTTAACTCTACATTTAGACGTTCTAACTTATTGACTGAAATTGATAAAATATCAGAGTACATAATCAACTCTAGAATGGATGTTAAATTACAGCAACGTATTCCAGTCTCCACAGAAATTGCGGCAATCGAATCCGCGACAGGTCAACTTGTTTCGGAAATAACCAGAAACTGGACATTAAACTTCCCAGTTATATTAGCTAACCCAGATAATGATGACTATATCATAACGTCTACTGGATTTAAGTGGCAGGGACAGAATGTTAGCATTAAAAACAAACTAGGTTCTACTCGACTACAGTTAGTTGATCTGAATAATATAGTTAAAATAGATAACATCGGTACGTATGACCCAGCTAAAGGTAAGGTATCCCTGATTGCGTTGTCAATCGATAAAGATTCTTATGTTGGCGGTTCTATTAAAGTAAGTGCTACACCTGCTAACCAGAGTACAGTAAAACCTTTACGTAACTATGTGATATCACTAGACAAATCATTATCAACTACAGAGGCTGTATTAGATGATGGTACAACTAGGGTCTCTCTATAATGGCACAAATTATTGGAAAGGAAATTTATCGACCGAGTTTCCACGCTCCCATAGTAAAGGGTGTACTTCCTGAATTCTATCAAAGCGAATATCCAAGATTAGTAGAATTTCTTGAGAAGTACTATGAGTATCAGGAAGAACAGGGATTAGCAACATTCAGTGAACAGATTTATGATTTGTTTAATGCTCGTGATATATCGCACGTTAATCTAATAGACCTAGATACTTTAATATCAGAGATAAGTGATGGGTTGACAAGAGAATCATTTCATCCACAGCAAGACGCTAGGTTGATGACTCGATTACTGGCAGACTTCTATCGCGCTAAAGGTACTGTGTTATCGGTGAATGAATTCTTTAAAGCATTCTTTGACGAGGATGTTGAGGTCGTGTACCCTAAGAATAACATATTCATTTTAAATGACAGACCGGGCAACTCTTTAATAGGGCCTAAGTCTCTGAAGTATATTCAGGACGATAGAAAATATCAGATATTCTCAATTCTTTTGAAAACAGGTATGTCATTAGACGATTATCAAAGTTTTTATAAGAAAATGGTACACCCCGCTGGATGGTACCTTTCTGCGGAAGTACAGACATTAAGTGAAGCACAAGTTTATTTGAAAGCGGGGGATACAACAGACCCACTAGAAATACCTAGTTATGCTATTGAAATACAGACAACACCCATAGACGTAGACCTACGACCCACATACTCTTTACTTGTTATGGAAGAGAATGACCCAGTAGATGCGAGAACTCAAGCACAGAAAGACGCCGGAGAAGGTATACTTATAAGTTCTTTAGAAACTCTAGAGAAATATGACGGTATAACTCTTCAACAGATTGTAGACGACTTCAACGATAGTGTCGCAGAGTGGGTTGGTGTTAAACCACCTACACTAGACGATGGTGGATTGGATGCGTCACAGACCTACGAAACTATGGATGCGGGTGAAGGCGGTGGATAATAAAAAAGGAAATAGAGCACAATGACTCGGCAAATTATTAATACAGGCACCTCGGTTAATGACGGGAAAGGTGATACTCTAAGAGACGCCTCTGCTAAAATCAATGCGAACTTTCAAGAGATGTTCTCGCTTGTTGATATGAGCGCAGCGGGTACTATTACCCCAGAATTTATTTCTAATTACATTGATAGTTCAGTTGGCACTTACCTAAATGGATTGAATGTTCAAACTGTTCTTGACAACCAGAACAATATTAGTTTTCTGGATTCACGCGTCACGCAACATGATACTATTCTCACGACATTAAACTCAAATACCATCAATTTACAGTATGAGATTGATTTAATTAACTACACTATCGAGAACACTCAGATTGGTGATACGGGGCCGCAGGGCCCTCAAGGTGGTCAGGGGGAAATTGGTTCTCAGGGTGCTCAAGGAATCATCGGGCCGCAGGGCCCTATTGGTGTCCAAGGTGTCCAAGGGGCAATTGGTACCCAAGGTTCTCAGGGTAATGTCGGAGAGATTGGGCCTCAGGGTGTTCGTGGTATCACTGGTGTCCAAGGTATCCAAGGTAATGTCGGTGAACGCGGTAACCAAGGAGAACAAGGCCCTCAAGGTGACCAAGGTATCCAAGGTAACGTCGGAGAAATTGGAGCACAGGGTGAACAAGGTGCTCAGGGTGCTCAGGGACTTCAGGGTAATGTTGGAGAGATTGGAGCACAGGGTGCTCAGGGTGCTCAAGGTTCTCAAGGACTACAAGGTAATGTAGGCCCTATCGGTGTCCAAGGTGTCCAAGGGGCAATTGGTGCTACAGGTCTTCAGGGTAACGTTGGAGAGATTGGTGCTCAAGGCGCTCAAGGTAGTACTGGAGTTCAGGGCATCCAAGGTAATGTTGGTGAAATTGGAGCACAAGGTGCGCAGGGTAATCAAGGTGACCAAGGTATTCAAGGTAATGTTGGTGAAGTCGGAGCACAGGGCGCAGTTGGTGCGCAGGGTTCTCAAGGACTACAAGGTAACGTAGGCCCTAGTGGTGTCCAAGGTATTCAGGGTTCAGTTGGTGAACAAGGACTTCAAGGTAATGTCGGAGAAATAGGCCCACAAGGAATTCAAGGTGTTCAGGGTTCTGTCGGTATCCAAGGTAATGTTGGTGAAGCTGGAGCACAGGGTGCTGCTGGTGCTCAAGGTTCTATCGGTATTCAGGGTAACGTTGGTGAAGTTGGAGCACAGGGTGCTGTAGGTGTTCAGGGTTCTGCTGGTATTCAAGGTAACGTTGGTGAGCAAGGCGCGCAGGGTGCTATTGGTGCCCAAGGTTCTGTCGGTATCCAAGGTAATGTTGGTGACAAAGGTGCTCAAGGCGCTGTAGGTTCTCAGGGTTCTGCTGGTATCCAAGGTAACGTTGGTGAGCAAGGTGCTCAAGGTGCTATTGGTGCTCAAGGTTCTATCGGTATTCAAGGTAATGTCGGAGACGTTGGTGTTCAAGGTGCTGCTGGTGCTCAAGGTTCTATCGGTATTCAAGGTAATGTCGGAGACGTTGGTGCTCAAGGTTCTAAGGGCCCACAAGGAGATCAAGGTCTTCAGGGTGCCGTTGGTGACGTTGGTGCTCAAGGTGAGGTTGGTTCCCAAGGTAGCGCAGGCCCTCAAGGAGCGGAAGGCCCGATTGGTACTCAAGGTGACGCAGGGCCACAGGGCCCCGCAGGTACAACTCCTGGCCCACAAGGCCCGATAGGAAATACCGGTGAACCCGGCCCACAAGGGCCCGCAGGTACAACTCCTGGCCCACAAGGGCCAACGGGTACTACTGGTGAAGCAGGGCCGCAAGGTGCTGTTGGTGCTCAGGGTGCTGTTGGTGCTCAGGGTTCTCAAGGTGATATTGGCCCTCAAGGCGATACCGGTGCTCAAGGTAGTGTCGGATCACAGGGTGCGGTTGGTTCTCAAGGTGCTCGAGGTTTTACTGGTGCACAGGGTAATGCGGGTTCTCAAGGTTCTCAGGGTGAACAAGGTGCTCAGGGTATTATTGGTGCTCAAGGTAACGCAGGAGCACAGGGTACTACTGGTGCTACAGGTTCTCAGGGTATTGTTGGAGCACAAGGTAATGCGGGTGCGCAGGGTGCTATTGGTGCCCAAGGTATCCAAGGTATTGTTGGAGCACAAGGTAACGCAGGAACACAAGGTGCTCAAGGCGAACAAGGTGCGCAAGGAATAAAAGGTGCCCAAGGTAATGCTGGCGCACAAGGTGCTCAGGGTATTATTGGTGCTCAAGGTAACGCAGGAGCACAAGGTAATGCTGGCGCACAAGGTAGCGCAGGCCCTCAAGGTTCTCAGGGTATTGT